ATCCATTTGCCACATCCTTGACTTGACCTCAAACTTATAAGCAGAGACAACAAACTTCCTATTATTCCCAGAATACTTATTTACACTATGCTCAAATCGTCCGTTAACATCAATAGAAGTATCACTGCTGACCAGTTTCGATTCATACATCTTCAGATCAATGAATTGTCTGGGTCTTGCTCCCTGAGCCTTTTTACTATCGCAAAGCAGTTTAATAAGTGCCTTATTCTCACTATTTCCCCTTGTTGACCACCTGGTTGTATAATCATTCAGTCCTATCTGTGCCAAGTGAGTAACAGCATCGCAGGTTATGTTTGCGGATCCTGTCGAACCGGATAATGTTAATGTATCAACCCTTGCCACCGGCGCAACATAGGCCGTGTGACTTGTAACTGATCCGACAAGCACAGTTAATGTCTGAGTGACTGTTGTTGTTCCGCAGTCAATACCAACAGGACCAACAAATCGTATTTTTGCCACGCCAACTTTAGTAAGTGTTACTCCTATTGCATTATATGCAGATTGCCAGTTGGTAACAAAATCCTGTGCCGTCTGATCCAGTGAAGTATTATAATCAACATAATGAGATAATCCCTTAAAACTAACAGTTGACCGCCCACCGGCCGCTCCCGCCGTCCATGTCACCTCATCTATTTGTCCCGCGCCTGAATTATTTGCAACGGTATTAACAACTGACCCATTAAGATTACCGCTTACATTAGCTATTGATGTTGCGCCAGTAAAATTTACCCCTGCAACTTCAGCCGTGAAAATTATATCAGCCCCATTTGATGTAACAACCACACCACCGGCCAAGTAATATGAAGCCCAATCCCGGACAAACTTTGTAGCAACCCCGGTAAGTGTCGAAACAACATAAACCAATGCTCCCTGGAACTGCTCAATAACATTATCTATCCCCGTATCATCAACATCACCGAGTATTGAACTTTCCTCAATAGAGATACCGGTTAGAGAATTTCCTGATTCATGAGATTTATTAACTACTTCAGCAGGCTTTGCAAGTTTCCATAATGGAATTGCTTTTGGTAACTTTGCAATACCAAAAGTGATAATAGTATCCACGTAATTCCACCATTTCGGGCCGGGAGTTGTTTCAACCATAAGCCCCGGAACCTGTGTTGATGTTGAGTAAAACCGTATATTATTAATTATCGGAAAAACCGTCGGAATTGAATCAGGAAGCCCATATATCTTGATTGTCAAAGGACCATCCGCCGGAAGCGTCGGAACTTTCCTTTTGATGTTGAACCACCCAGAGTTACCCCTCGGAGCATCAGCAAAGAGGTCTATATAATTAGCACTCGCATCCCATGCACAACTCTCTGTATCTGCCATGTATAGGTACTTTCCGCCACATCTTATCTCAACATAGAAATGCACTCCGTAAACTGTTGCGCCTGAATTAAAGAATAAAAAATCAAGTTCAATGTTTAAAACATCGTTCGTCTGCAGAGCATAAGCACCAAATGATTGTTCCATGCACTTTGTCAGTGCGGCCCCTGCATTATGGGTTACAATCATCATTCCTTCGGTTTCCCCAGTATTAATGTAATTAGCCGGAAATGCCACACAGGTAGTTGCCGTCCATCCCTGATAAGTATATCCGACATCATCGTATGTGCTTCGGTTGAAATTATAGTTTTCAATCCAACTATCTTTAGATCCGTAATCCTGGTTAATAGTTATCTTTTTGACAGGAGGTTGAATAAGCATCATGCCACCGGGAATGACCTCATTATTCGATACATTAGCCGATGAATGGAGGTATTGAGCAGGTGACTTTGATATGCTTGTCTTTGTGGATATTCCTGTAAAATATCTTCCGTAAACCGTTGCCCCTGTAAGTTCAATAGGTCTCGTTAGTTCAAAGCACCCTGCTTTCATCCTGATAATAGCACCGTATTTCTTTAATATATGCTGAAGCACCTCATGGCAATATTTGCCCTTAAATACATCAACATCTATTTTGCACTGATCGAACGGACTATTCCCGGTACCGGAGGACATATTCTGCTCATAGATATTACAGAACTCTTTGAACTCCGTAAATCCTACCTTTCCAAGTATGTTGAGAATGATCTCACTTTCCAATGTCCGACCATCATAAAAGACTATATCTGTAAAGTCAACTGCATCGGTGGCACAGAAAAGATATTCCTTTAGATAATTGATTCCGTCCGATGCTTTAATCTCGACCTCATAAGGTGCAAGCTCATAAGGCTCCTGATAATCCTTCGATATTATCCACCCCTGCCAGTATAATTGCGATGGTCTATATGTAACGAGATTGGTGATAGTGAAATTACCATTCACTCCTACATTCTCCCAGAAAGCTATCCGGGCATCACCTGACCATGTAGGTACCAAATCAAAATTGTTCCACCCTTCAACAACATTCTCGGAATCTTCAAGTGTCCAGCCTGTATTGATGATTTTAACAGTCGGTAATGTCCCGGAGTTTTTAACACAAAAAAATGATATACGGATTGTCTCACCCGAAACAACTGTAAAGACGTTTGTATAACATAATCCGCCACCCGATGAATTAGCGACATTTATATTTATCCCCGTTGCTGAAAATGTCTCGTATGGGTTTGTGCCGTCGTTTGTCCATCCCGTTGTTAGACTCCCTCCTTTATATATCTCTACCTTTGTTTCAAGATCCTCGACCGCATAAAGATCAGCCAATGCGAAATCGGTCTGTGATATTGCTTTTATTGTTGCTGTCGTCTCGCGGATAGGTTCTAAGAGATCATCCGAATCACTTAATCCCTCAAATAACAGAGGTTCGCCGGATAAAACCAAATTAGTCAGATCACTGGCATAAGCATCTTTTTTGAGGTCAATCCTCCACTCGATGCCGTGAGTATCTTTAAATTCACCTCTGTATTTCGGATTATGACTCATCTCTGATTACGCCTTAGTGAAATACCAATGTCTTTGCCGGAAAGTGTACTTGAAAGATTCATCCCTCCTCCTCCAATTCCTGGCATCCCTTGGAATAAGAACTTAGTAAACATTCCGCCTCCTATAATTCCGGCCTCTGGAAATAATATACCCATTATCGCCAGTATCGCAGCTTTTGCTACAAGCTCCTGTGCAAGTCTCTGAAGACCTTTGATTACTCCTTCCATCATTCCCTGAAAACCTCCATTCACATTTGCAAACATCCGGGAAAACGTATTTGAAAGATCAACTAAAGATGCCTGTAAATCTTCAATTCCCCCAGTCCAGTCGGTAGTCATGCTTTTCAGATCGCCGCTTCCTTTTGCTCCTTTCCCCTTTAATCCAGGAAGTGAAAAACGAGATGGGGCAGTATATCCTACACCTGATATTTTTGTTGCACCTCCAAGTATCTTTGAACTCATCATACCGGAGGAAAGCATATCAATATATTGCTGCTGTAAATCTATTTTGTTTTTAAGAATAGCAATCCCCTCGACATCTGCCGCATTCATTTCGAGCAGATTCTTTTTCATGTCTTCGAGTTCGGTATTGAGGTCTGCAAGTGATTTAACCTGCACTTCGGTCTTATTGGAAGTTATACCCGGTTTATCAAATAGATTTTTAAGAAAATTCTCTTGTCCCGGAAATAAGACATTAAGTCTGTTCGATTGCGCTATTTTTGCTGAATCTTGTTCTGCATTATATGTTTTATATTTATCTGGAGTCGCCCTGAATTTCTGCCATGCTGTGAGATTAGGATCATTAAGTATATTAGACATATCCTGTAGCCATGTTATAATCTTATCAAAAGCACCAGATTTATTTACACTTTCTCCGATACTTTTTTTGAAATTACTCCATGAAGTTGAGAGACGACCAAGTTTTTCAGCAGTTGTTTCAGCAACGTCCCCCATTTTTTTAATCCCATCCTCGACAAGGGCTTTTATCCCTTCTCTTTTGTCACCGGCAGCTTCTCTCACTTTCTTATTAAACTCATCGACTGATACACCGAGTTGAATAAATGAACGCGAACTCTGACGACCTACACCTGTTACAATTAATTGAGTTAAATCGCTAATAGATTTACCGGTAGTTATAGCTCGTTTTGTTGCAAACTCCAAGTATAATGGAAGGTCTTTTAATGGAATATTAAGATGCTCGGCATCAACAGCAAGTCTTTTTAAACCTGTATTACCAATTTGTCCAGACGTCGCCTCCCGTAGTTGCGATAAAAATTTAGTATCACCTATCTTCTTAAAAGCATTAGCGATGCCTTCAGCTTCAGCGGCCGCCCGGCTTGCCTCGACAACAAATCGTTTTATGGCGCTTACTCCAAAAGCTATGCCAATAAAACCCCCGATTTTTTTAACGACTGACCCGAATGAGTTTAATGACCCTTCGGCTCCCTTCAGAGTTGAATCCAGTCCGGTTTTGTCCCCGGTTATTCTGACTATCAGATTACGAAGTCCCATTTTTTGACAAGCTTTCTTTTAATTCTTTCTCAATATCCTTTATCTGTTCCTCGGTCAGTTGTTTCTTCTCAGCCTTCACCTCATCAATACTTAAATGATATAAATGTTCTTTCTGTGGCTTGTCATGTCCTTTGATATGAGGATTACCCATTATCATCATATAGACAATTTCCCTCGTCATCCATGCCACATTCCTCTCCCATGTCCGCCAGTGACCTTTAATAGCTGTATTCAGTTCATAGATAGTCGAACATTTATAACGGTCAAGCGACCATCCTAACTCACCAATAGCGAAAGAACGTATATCATCAAAATCTAACTCAGACTTTTTTTTTCCTCATCCAACGGCCCGGCAATAGATCCAGTAAGCTCTTTAATTGCATCGGTATAAACCATCCTTTCTGCATCGCCCATGTTTTCCAGCCAGATACGAGCCTGCCGTTCCGTATATTTTGGCCTCTTGTATCTCTGCTGGCAGGCGACTATATAGGATGAATGAAGCAGCACGACAAGAAAATCATAGTTATTTCCGGAGTCCTGAGTAAACTCACCCATTTCGTATAGCTTCTTGTTAAAAGCCTTACAGGTCATTTCCAATGCACCGAGGCCGACAATAAACTCAACCTCACGCCTTTTTATAAGTTCAAGCCCAATGAAATACTTAATGAATGGAACCTTTAAAATCATATCTTAAAGCAATAAACATTTGATGTTGAAAAATTGGATGCCGCTGTATTGATAATCTCCAGATGCATCGAAGCATCCGATCCGGTAGCCGTCAGGGTAATCATTTGGGCACCATTAACAAGTGCCACCTTATTCGATTTCTCGACTGAGGAATTATCCAAAAGAACAAGACTTGGTGCTTCCCCGCTTGTCAATGTAAGATAAACGAACACCCGCAACACATCCCCGGAGGTCACATTAATATGATTTGACAATGCCGAAGCACCTCCCGAAGCATTAATAGCCGAAGTAATTAAATAACCAGATGATGTAAATGTATCATAATCGGTATTTGTCCATGAACTAACGAGTTGTGCATTAGTCCCGTTAAGATAATAAACCGGTCCATTGGCTACAAACTGCCCGGATAATGCTGTTGCATCTTCTTGTGGTGCTGTTATTGTTGAACTCTGAAGATCAACCAACATAACAAATGGATAATCAAAACCGGTAATAACCAGAAGTATTGTATCGGAACTACCGGCAAAGAGTGAGTTCATCAACTTCTTTGCGCTTATCCCGGTTGTTGAGCAAAGAGCATCAAAACTGACTGTTGCATTACGGACACCGTTCGAGTGTTCACTCCACCCGGATGAGTTCTTTGTGCTGATGTCAAAAAGATTCTGCGAGATAGTCATTGACATCCCTTTCTGAGAAGCAATTACCACCCCATCAGCATAGAGCAGAATGTTTGTTCCATTTACTGATGCCATGACTATAGATTAAAGGGCTGCCAGTGCGCCGTTACCCTGGATTGTATAACTGTAAGTGACTTTATCTTCCATCGCACCTGTGATAGTGCAGGTCTGGAAGGTTCCGTTACCTGTCCATCCAACTGTATTTGTCGGTGAGTTGGTGACGAACTTAATCACTGTATCAGCCGATCTTGCTATGATTGCTGCAAGGATCTCATCAGGGGTAATTCCTGATCCGGTTGTATCATATACACCATCCCCGGATATTGACCATTTCCTTATCCCATTACCATGAGAAGCCCATCCCGATGAATCCTTGTTTGTTGTATCAAAGAGATTCTGATCGGTTGTTAAAGTATTTGAAGTGGAATACAGAACTTTGTCTGATCCGCTTAATACTGCTACGAGTGTACCGCTAATTGCTGCCATATCATTCCATTATAAAATTATAAACTATTGTTTCCCTCACTTCGGGTTTATCTTTCTCTGACATATCCACCATCTCTGTAAATCCATTGACTGCAAAAACAACCAGCCCGGATATTGTAGGATTACTCCCTTTGCCTGTTTTTAATAACGACCTTACTTTATTCATTACCGACTGAGCCAATTTTCTATCCCCCTGCTTGACCATTGTATTATCCACAACAGTTAAGCTGACAGATCCCCGATAAATGAATCCATCTTTATGACCATCCTCCGACCCAATTACCTCGCCAATCTTAACATAAGTTGAGGCCGGAGATTTTGGGATAGTCTTATAAACTGGATAAGTGACGGCATTTACGGTTACATTGTTATTCAATGTATCGAATATCCCGTCGATCAGTCCGTATGTTATGTCCTTATCGGCTGCCATTCATCTTTTCGTTTGCCTTTTTTACTCCTTCATTTATCTGTTCTGTGACATATTTCTGAAGTTGCGAATCTCCAAGTTCAGCGGCAAATCTAAGGTAAGAATCATACTTAACTTCGATCTTCTCTGCATACTCCACATTTGTCCCGACAATTAATTCCAGTGGTGCGATTTCTTCGTGCAGTGTGCCATCAAACATTTCCCCGCTTACCTCGGCCTTATAATCAAATGTTGTTGCACTGACCTCACCGTTATCCTGGACAATCCCTTCTTTTACTTCTGAATGTATCGAGCTGGCAAGACGACCAGTTATATAATGCTTCATCTCCTTGAGCCTCAGTTTAGCTGCAGACTGAATAAGCAACCCGACTTTCTTAAAAGCCTTCATTATTGCCAAATCACTCTCAGCTTTAAAGTCTCTTAAAGCATCAATAACTTCCTTCTCGCCTCGTATCTCGATAGTTATCATATTATGCTATAGTGTAACCCCAGATCAACCCGCCTGAAAAGGTCAGTTTCTTAATTTTCTTGCCTGTCCCGCTGCTCAGTAATCTTTCTGACGCGAAAACAACCCCTGAAAGATTCTTTGCAGTCAGAAGATCCGTTGCAGCAGAGTCCTCAAACACCGTTATTGTGACCCCGGATTCAACAATGATAAAATCATATGCCCCGTCAGTCAATGGGGAAGCTATGTTCTTCCCTCCGTTTTTCCCTCCAAAAAATG